GTTGTCCTTGACATCGTCGCTCAGGGCGGTGCGGAGGTTCACACCACGAATCGTGGAGTGACGCCAGCCGACCGCGCGGAACATCGGCTTGTCGCCCGCCCCGACCCAGTTGATACCACCGGGTCCGACGCTGGCCTCGATGTGCATGACGGCCATCGAGGGGATGGTGGACGGGGCGATGTGGATGGTATCGCCGAGCCACCACCACACCGGAGCGGCGGGGATGATGAGCGTGCCATGCGCAGCGACCGCCGCCGTCACCGCCGCCTGGAACGCCGCCGTGTCGTCGTGGCTACCATCGCCGATAGCCCCATAGTCACGCACGTCGAACCCGCGTGTGGGGATCTCGTGGGTATGGGTCGCGCCGCTGGCGACGTCGGTCCGGTCGTACCAGCCTCCGGACTTCGTCTTATGCCGGTGAGCTGAGCCGACCCCGGTCCTCATGCGAACCGGATCGCAAAGAGCTTCGACACCTGCCCCGGATCGGTGCTCGGATTGAACGTGGCCCCGACCGCCGTCGGGTGCAGCGCGCCGATGACGCCATGTAGATCAGGGACCGTCGATCCGTCGAAGGCGAAGTTCGCCAGCGCCGAACCAACGAAGGTCGCGGTGTTGTTGTCACAGGTGATGACGGCGTAATAGCGAACTCCGGGCGTCAGGTCGCATGAGGCCGTGAAGTTCTGCGAGAGCGGGATGGCGGCGGTCGGTAGAGCGAAGGCCCCGGTCGAAGCGATGCAGGTCGCGAGGGTCGGGCTGTCATAGCGATAGATCGCGAAGGATGCGTTGCCCGAGGATGTACCGAGGCCATAGAGGCACTTCGTGACGGTGTGCGCCCGGAAGACCTGGAACATCATGACGTAGCCCCAGTTGGCCGCGCCGAGGCTCAGGACGGTAGTCGCTGCGAGGAAGTTCGGAGGGCCGATCCAGAGGTCCAGCGGCGCAACGCCGACATCGACCGTCACCTGTGCGATACCGCCCGAACCAGCCACCGAGACGGCCGAGCCGATGAAGTCGAGCCCGGTGTATTGGCCCTTCGACAGGCCCTCGTCCGCGACGGTGATAGGCGCACCGCCACCGACACGGGTCCCGTCAGCCATGAAGCCGACAGGGGACCGACCGGGAGGCCCAGCCGGGCCGGGATCTCCCTTGTCGCCCTTGTCGCCCTTGTCTCCCTTCGGACCCTTCGGGCCGCGGTCGCCCTGCGGACCGACCGGACCTTCGGGACCAGGCTCGCCCTGCGGACCGATGGGACCCTGCGGACCGATGGGACCGTCCGGCCCGATGAGGCCGCGCTGTCCCTCGGGTCCCTCTGGTCCGACGTCGCCCTTCTCGCCCTTCTGGATGAGGGCGGCGAGCTCGATGGCGGCGCGGATCGTCTGGGGCTTGCTCATGCGGTTCGCTCCGTGATGCTCTTGACGCGGCCGCTCTCGTCATAGGTAAGTTCGAGGCCGGTGCGTTCGGTGATGCTCCGAACGTGGCCCTCGTCGTCGTAGTCGAGGTCATAGGCCACCGGCGGCTCCTCGTCCTCCTCGTCCTCGAGCAGCTTGAGGATCGCGAGAGCGCGGGCGCCCGTCTGTCCCTCGTCGACCGGAGCCGCGACCGGACGCGGCGCGGGTGGGACCGTGACGTTCACCGGGGCGCTCGTGACCGTGACGGACGGCGCCGGGAGCTCGCGGGCCGCGGGCGTCGCCTGCGGGACACCGTTGTTGTTCGGCGTCTCCAGGTTCGTCCCGCCCCGGTTCGGATCGAGGTCTTCCTTCGCCCAGACGTCCTCGAGGTAGAGGAACTTATTCTGGAGGCCGGTCGAATACGCCTCGTATCGCGACTTGATATCGCCCCGGAGGAGGGCGTTGTAGTTGAACTGGACGACCGTGTCCGACCCGCCGATGAGCCGGTCATGGCCCTTCTCGATGGGCCCGGTATAGTGCATCAGGCAGTAGTCGATGAGGTGCTGTGCGCGGGCCTCGGTCGACGCGTAGGCCGCGGCGGCGGGCTCCTCCGACCCGATGAAGAACGGCGGGATGAGGTAGATGCCCGCGATCTCCTCGCGCGAGAGCTTGCGGTTCGCGATGTACTCAGACTCGGCCTGTGAGGGCTGGATGCTCTTGAACGTCGCGCCACCCTCGAGGACGCCGATGGAGTAGCCGGACGGGCCCTCGCGCTTGCGCTTGAACTGGTTGCGGAGGCCGTCGACCTGTTCCTGTGTCAGCGCGCCCGCCTCGCGCGGGACCTCGATGACGCCCGAGACGAGCCCACCACCGGCGAGGAACTTGGACGCCTGCTTCTGCGCGGCGAGGTCGATGCCGATGGTGAGCGCGGACGACTCGATGGGGTTGAGCCCGCGGTTATAGCCGGGCGGCAGGATGAACGGGATATGGAGGCAGTTCAGCGGCGACAGGCGGGCGAGCTCGAGCTGGCGATAGGTGCCATCCGTCACGACGTAGAGCGGCACGCCGTTGTCATCGCGGATCTCGACCTGCGACGGGTTGAGGACGATGAGCTGCTGCGGGTCGAACACGTCCGGGTAGACCGCGATGAACGCGTTCCCGTCCTGGAGCAGCGACAGCGCGACCTGGCGCTTGTACGAGATGGCCGTGAAGTTCGGGTTCTGCGGGTTCGGCGTGACCATCCAGTCGGGCGCCGGAAGCCGCGTCCGAGACTCGCCGACCTTGCGGATGACATCGGTCGGCAGATTGGCGATCGCGCCCGAGATGAGCGACTGGCAGGCCCACACCCACGGATTGCGGCGGGCCTGCTCCACGCTCATCCGACCCGTGGCGAGACCTTCCTCGCGCGTCAGGTCGTGGCCGAAGATGGTCTCGAAGGAGAGAGCGCGGGGCGCGAACAGGCGCCGCATCAGGCTTGTCACTCGCTACTCCGGTTATAGGCGAACGCGAGAAGCCCGACGCCCACGATGGCGAGCCCTAGCGGGGGGAAGAGAATGGTGGCGGCAGCGATGCACGCGAAACCCAGGAGCTCGGCTGCAAGGACCACAGGGGCTCCTAGTCGAAGGAATGGAAGCGGGGTGGTACTGGATCCGGCTCAGGCATGGCACTCGCCCGAGCGTTCACCATCGCAGCGGCGACGAGCGCGTCGATGACGCGGCGGTCCTGCTCGAGCCCGTAACGGGACTGACTCGGCCGGTCGAACCGGGTGTCACCGAGCGGGAGCACCTTCGCCACGGCGTTCATGACGTGGGTGGTCAGGCCCGGATCGCCGGAATGGGTGAGCCAGCCGTTGCGTAGCGCCTCCATGAAGGCGAGGTAGTCAGCCACGGCGAGGCTGTTCGTCTGTTGGCGGTCGATGACTTCGGCGCCCAGCTCGGTCTCGATCCACATCCCGAGCTGTTCCGCCCGCGTGGTGTCCATGACCACCATGTCGATGGGGTTCCGAGCATGGATCTCACGGAGCGCCTTCTCCACGAGGTCGGGGTCAAGACTGTTGCCGTCGCGCGGCGGGATGAGGATGCGGGCGGGCCCGAGCTGGCGATGCTCCCGGTCGATGACGTGGAGCGGGACGGCCGCCGTGGTGTCCCACTTCCATGCGACATCGAGGCCGAGCCAGATATGCGCGCCTTCGGGGATCGGTCCGGGTGCCTTGGCGGCCTCCCACTCGGCCTCGGTGATGGCCGCGGACTCCGAGCGGGTCGGGAGGTTGCAGACGAACCGACGCCAGTGTCCGACCGTCATGGTCGGACTCTCGTACTTCTGGCGCAGCGTCTCGACCGTCAGTGCCGCGAGCGGATTAGCGGCCTTGACTGCCTCCATATCCTCCGGGTCTTCATCCTCGGGGACCGCCCACTCATGGAGGATGAGCCGCTTGGAGGCTGCGCGGACGAAGGCGCCTTCGCGGTAGATATCGTCGGCTGTCTGACGGATGCGGTCGCGGGTGATCTCGAACTCGGAACCGGGTTCGCCGGCCGTCGAGATGGCGATGACCTGGCCGGACCGCTTGAGCAGCTTACCCACCCATGTCCGGTAGAGCGCGAGGTTCCGATGGCGGTGAAGCTCGTCGAGGATGCCGAGCGTCGGGATGACGCCGTCGCCGGTCCGGTCGTCGGCGGCGAAGACCTGGATACGCCCGCCTTCGTAGTGATTGACGCGCCGATAGCCCTCGAGGGTGACGAACCGCGGGACTTCGGTCTTGAGCTTCCCCTTGGCGACCTGGATGGGCGAGACAAGCAGTTCCGTCAGCCGCGGCGAGCGCAGGACGAAGCCCTCGGCCTGCCGATACAGGATCTCGGCCTGCTCGCGGGAGCTCGCGGCGACCGGGACCGAGGCATAGGGCTTGAACTCGGCGTGATAGAGTGCGAGTCCGCCGACGAGGGTCGTCTTCCCGTTCCCCTCCGGCACGACGAGCCAGCATTCGCCGTAGCCGGCGAACACGTCCTCGATGAATGCCTCTTGGAACGGCTCGGGATGCCAGCTCTCGCCGGTGTCGAGGATGAGATCGGAAGCCCATGCGCGGAAGTGCGGGAGCGTGAACGGCTCGCTCACTGGCGGCTTACGTTTCGGCATCCCCCCTCCGAAGATGTTTCTCGCGGCTAAG